GGCTGGGCATGGTATCGTTTGCGGGCGTAAGTTCACGATTGACGATGCAGACATCCCCGTGGTCTTGTCGGACTCTGGCACATTAAACGGGCGGTTATACATCCACCTTGACCTTGCGGATGTGGCAGAGCCTATTTCACTTTTAGTGGAGACAGGTTCGACACTTTCCCCTGAGGTGCGTGATAGCGATGTGAACATCAACAACGGAGTTTATGACATCAATATCGCCACCTTTACCGTCAGCACCACCACGATTGCAGACCTTGTGAACATTGATAATCACATCGCCCCTATCGACTTCGGTACGGCAGACATTTCCGGGATCGGGGATGGAAGTATCAAAGGGGCTATTAGTGAACTAAATGCGGATAAACTTGGAGATTTTGCTACAACATCAAATGTAACAATCAGTGGTGTTACATATCATACCTATTGGGAAGTTGCACCCACTGCATCTAATCAAGTTTATGGTGTTGCAGTGCATCCTATCAATGGAAAACTGACTAGAATTTATAACAACAAGGGAACATATTCGGCAGTTTCATACGATGCCAATACAACAACAGGAGATGGTATCAAAACCAAAGTAGCAAAAACAGGTACTGCTCAATCAGCAATTAGCCCTACGATTAGTGCTGGCACTACGCTCGATAACGCTATTGGTACTTTGCTAAATAATGATGCTACACTAAATGCGGATATCGGCGATTTAGACATTGACCTTGTAAATGATCCGCATACCGTTGAAATATCTTCAGCGACAAGTTCTGACAGATACATTGCACCGCATGACGGATATATGTTGATTGCAATTCCACAGACATCAAATGACGTAAATATCAATGCCGGAGGTAGCGGTTATTTAAGCTGGCACCTTTGCGGAAATGCTTCTATTGCTACATCATATTCATTTTTCATTAAGAAAGGCCTTGATATTTATATCGCCAGTAATGCGGCAACCGCAAAGGTATATTTTAGATATTAGTCAACTAAATAAGACTATTGTTCACTAAGAAAAAAGCAAAAAAGAGGGCGGGCATAAAGAATGTAAAAATTCTTTAACCCGCTCTCTCTGAATGAATGGTAAACAAATAATATCATATCGGAGGGGCTAAAAGCAAATGAAAATCGACTTTATCGACAAGTATAACCTTGCCGTAGGTACGGCGGTTGTGGTGCTTACGGCTATACTTGGCACATATTGGTATCTGTTCGCCGGGTATCTGTTACTTAACGTTCTGGATTGGCTGACGGGGTGGCACAGGGCGGTAAAACTGCATCAAAGTAGCTCAGACAAAGGATTTAAGGGTATCGTGAAAAAGACGGGGTATTGGGTCATCATCACGGTGGCTTTTTTAATTCCGTCTCTGATTATCGGGGTAGGTAGAGACATCCTGAACGTAGACTTAAAGTTTATGACCGCATTAGGATGGCTGACCTTAACAATGCTGATCGTGAACGAGGCGAGGAGTATACTTGAAAACTTAGTCGAGGCTGGATATGAAGTCCCGGAGTTCCTTATCAAAGGGTTAGATGTGGCGGCGAAACTGTTAGAGAAGAAAGCCGAAACAGACCGACCCTCTGATGAGTTGCACGAGATAACGGAGGAGACAAATGAAAGTCACACAGGATTGGATTGAGGGAGCAAATCACACAATCCCTTGTAACGTAGCCAATTACAAAAAGCACACATCCAGAAACGTGGAATACATCGCTATCCACTACACGGCGAACAAGTCGGACACCGCCTATGCAAACGCAAAGTATTTCAATTCCGGGAGCAGAGGAGCATCCGCTCACTTCTTTTGCGATGAGCATGATATTTACCAGACCGTCAGACTCCACGATGAGGCGTGGCACGTTGGAGCAAAGACCTATAAGCATAAGACTTGCCGAAATGCTAACTCAATCGGGATCGAGATGTGTACGAGCGGAAATGCAATCGTAGCCGATGCCACAAAGCGGAAAGCCGCCGGGGTGGTGGCGTATCTGTTTATACAGTTCGGATGGAGTGCGGATGAAGTCGATACAAGAGTCCTGAGGCATTGGGATGTGACGGGCAAGTGGTGTCCCGCACAGATGGCGGGGACAGGGAATAACGATTGGCTCTACTTTAAAAACCTTGTCCGGGAGAAAATCGCCAATGCGCCCCGCCCCGTAGAAAAGCCCCTTGTTTCTGCCCTTGTCTATGACTATGATTATTACGTGGCACATAACACAGACCTGAAAGCGGCGGGGGTTGTGGGCGTACAGGCGGTGACAGAGCATTTCCTGAAATGTGGCATGAATGAGCTGAGACAGGGATGCGAGGGGTTCTCCGCACGGGTCTATAAAGACTATAACGAGGACTTACGCAAGGCTTTCGGGGATGATAACCCCATGTATTATTGGCACTATGTCAATTATGGTTATGCGGAGAAAAGGGTACACGTTTGACACGAAAAAAGGACTCCGTTTTGGAGTCCAATTCGTGACAAATTCGTGACAAATCCGTTTTTACGATGGCGGTTTTATGGGAACTCTAGGAGTTCAAATTTTGACACGTTTTAGAGTTCACGTTGACCGCAACCCTTGAAAATACAAGGTTTTTCGTCTATGGAGCATACGGGACTTGAACCCGTGCATACAAACCGTAAAGACCTTGTAAATGCTCTATTCTTTCTTTTCCCGTGTCAAATATGTGACAAAATATCTGCAACTTTCTCTTTGGCTTTTTCCATTTCCATCTCATGCTGATACACCGTTTTCATAATGTGGTCTGTTTTCCACCTACCAATGGCCTGTATCTGTTTATCAGGCACACCCTGATAATGCAAGTATGATGCCATGAAATGCCTAAAAGTATGGAGCGGAAATCTGGGGATGCCTAACTTATCCTGTATTCTTTGTAAATTCTTATAGGGCGTTGCTATATGCCCTTTCCAGATGTACCCTTGTTTCCTTATCAAATCTGCCAAATCATCGTCTATTTTTATCGTTCCGGCTGACTCTGTTGTTTTCGTGGACTTTACTACGTTATGATTATCCCCATCCGTCACCAAAGCCTTGTTGATCGTGAGTACGTTCCCGGATAAATCGTCTACGGTAAGGGCGCATATCTCTGACCGCCTAAGACCAAACACGGCAAGACGGAAGAAAACCTCTAAATCAGTTCCTTTGACCTCTGCAAGTATTCTGTTCACATCCTCAGCCGTTGGAAAGTACCTTTTCGGCTTTACTGCCATTGGCAACGTGGGGGTGTGTAGCCCCAAATCAAAGAACGAAAAGACCGCAGTAAGAAAGGCGGCGTAGTTCTTTACGGTCTTTGGCCTTCTCCCTTTTGCATACCTGTTGACCTCTGTTTGGAAGTTCGCCAATGTGACGGCGTTTATCCTCATGCCACCGAAATCGTCAGAAATGACCCGTATAAGGCTTTTATATCCCCTTATGGTACTAGGTGACACTATACTTTTTTTCGCCTCTATATAAGCCTTGCACGCACGCACAACGGTTAGGTCATGCGGTTTCTTTACGTGGGCGGTGGCATCTGAAATGATTTTCATAGCCTCTATTTTGGTAGGGCGGTGGTCAACAGTCACGGAGTAAGTCTTGCCCCCTACCATCTGACGGATGCGGTAAGAGCCTGATGGTAGTTTTGTTATGTTCATTTTTGCAATCCCCCATTTTTGAAAAGTTCCGCATATTTAAGCACCCTTTTGACCATCTCTTTTTCCAGATCGCTTGCATCTCTGTACTTTTCGATAATGCCTATTTCCTCAACGGTCAATTCGATATTGCTACTTGCTTTCTCCACATCCATAGGCACGTTGTACCCCATGAGCCATACGGGGTTTACATCCAATGCCTTAGACAATGATATGAGCTTTTCTCTTTTCGGTGCTGACCGCCCGGAACGGTATTGACTTATCAGTTGCTCAGATAGCCCCGCCTTTTTCGCAAGGTCTACGGGTTTTATGCCCCTTTTCGCAATAGCATATTCCAATCGGTTTCTAAATAGATGCTTATCGGTTTCTGTCATTGTCTCCACCTCCACAATCATTATATATGGAATATCGGACAAAGTAAAAAATATTTTAAGAAATAAACAAAAAGTATATTGACAGAAAACTAAACAAATGTTAAGTTAGTATTCGGATACAGAATATAGAGAAAGGAGGGTTGCGGATGTCCACAAATTGTGTATTTCCGAAAGTCCGGGGCAAGATTGCAGAGGTTTACGGCTCACAAAGGCAGTTTGCTAAGGCTTTGGGTATCACGGAGACCACGTTATCACAGAAGATGAACGGGCAAATCGGTTTATCTATTGAAGATATACGGGTCTGGAGCGACAAACTAGGCATTGATGCTAACGACATCGGTTCTTTTTTTGCGCTCACAAACTAAAGAAATGTTAAGTTTTGGGAAAGGAGGACACATGGAAGAACTTGTTTATCTGAAAAGGGATGAGGCCTTTACCGATAGCCTTGTGATTGCGAACGGAACGGGAGTAAGCCACAGAAAGTTAAAACAGGCAATCGCCAAACACAAAGATGCGGTGGAGAAGTTCGGGAAACTTTCTGCCCCATATCGGGCTGAAAGTCGAGGGGGTAGACCTGAGGAGTATTACGTTTTGAACGAGCAACAGGCAACGTTCCTGATAACCCTTTTGAAGAATACGCCGAACGTGATCGCATTTAAGGGCGAGTTGGTAAGGCAGTTTTTTGAAATGCGGAAGTTCATAGCGGAAAAGCAGACATCCTATTGGATGGAAACACGGCAAGCCGGGATGCTCACACGGAAGTCCGAAACGGACACCATCAAAGAGCTTGTGGAGTACGCCAAAGAGCAAGGCTCTACCCACTCGGATATGTTGTATGTCACATACACGAAGTTGGCAAACACCATGACGGGAGTAAAGAGCCGTGAGAGTGCAACGGTAACGCAGTTGAACAACTTGAGCATCTTTGAAAACCTCATTTTGCAGATGATACGGAACGGCATGGCGGCAGGGCTTGGGTACAAGGACATTTACAGAGAGTGCAAGGCACGGTGTCAGATGGCGCAACAGGTTGCCATGATAGGGGGTTGAGGATGCCAAAAGTAAGGCTCACAGAGGCACAGAGGGCAGAGGACAGGGTGAACGCTTGGATATGCCTACAAATGAAGATACAGAAAAAGAGTCAATCGGACTTAGGGGAAATCATAAACCTACCCGGAAAGTGTATCGGTGAGCGGTTGCGGGGAGTGACCCCGTGGAAGTTCGGAGAGTTGATAACCGTAGTTTTAGCCCTTGGGGGCAGATTGGAGGAAATATGTTGATTGATGTTAAAGAAGTAACACTTGCAGACCTTTACGCCTATAACGCTTTCGGGATCGAGTTCGTTATCGAGGATGGGGAAATCACGGATGCTCAACCCGTTGACTAAAGCCCTAGTTGTGGCGGCTCTTTCCATCAATGCCACCGTGGCACAGGTAAACCCAGACATAAACCTCATGGCGCACATGGTACAGGCAGAGGCGGGCGGTCAACCTGAGGACGGGCAAAGGCTTGTAGTGGATGTGGTGTTAAATCGGGTAGGCTCAGAGCTATTTCCTGACACGGTTAGCGGAGTCATTTTATCACCCGGACAGTTTGCGGTGGTGTCAAACGGAGCAATCAGGAGAGCCACACCACCAGACGAGATTTACCGCTACATCCGTGAGGAAATGAAAGAGCGCACCAATACGGAAGTATTCTATTTCACCGCCGGGGGCTATAACCCATCGGGCGAACCGTGGCAGAAAGTCGGAGACCACTATTTTTCGAAACTTAGGAGAGATTTACAATGACAGACCCAAAGAAAATTTACGAGAACTTTGAGGCAAACATATCCGATGTTATGCGGATGTTGACCGGGGATGAAGAAGTGGACATAGACATCCACAAGGGAAAAGCCCGGATAACCGTTTTCCATCGTATGGGGGAGACCTCAGAGGAGGCATCTTACACATGGAGGGCGGTATGCGAGACACAGAAGTAGACAACATACTTTTGCACCCCATGACACGGGAACTACGGAGGGGGCGGTGTGAGTGCGTTTTCTGTCTGGAAATGATTTACCCCGGCGAGACATTTTATGACTTGCCGAAAGGATGCGCCCATGAGTCTTGCATGGAAGAAGAACTCCACTATATCGAGGGAGACCGAGAGTGTTACGGATGCGGGGGGACTATCGAGGATGATGACATCGCTTATCAGGAAAATGGGAAATTTTACTGTATGGGTTGCCTTAAAAAGATGCAAAAGGAGGCTGAGGAGGAATGTTAGAGAGCTATGCAGACTTGAGAAAGGTTGATGTCCGTAAATACTGCAAGCCCCGTGACGGGTTTCTGTATCTGAATTGGGCGAAGTGCATCGACCTGCTACACGAACACGGGGCAGAAAAGGTCTACTTTGAGCCAATCCCTGACGAAAAAACCGGGAGTAGCTTACGGATGACCGAAACACCGTTTGCAGACACAAAAGGGAATGTAAATCGGTGCTATGAGACCCGCATCCGGGTGGTCATAGATGAAAACGAGTACATCATGCAAACCCCCGTCATGAACGGCACGAACCCGGTAAAAGACAACTCCATGAACCAAAACAGGGTGTGGACTTCCATGTGTCGGGCTTTCGTAAAGTGCGTGGCGATCCATACGGGCTTGGGCTTTGATCTTTGGTTGGATGAAGAAAGCGAAAACGGCAAGTTTGAGGATGATATTCCTACGGAAAGCGTACCCGCAACTGACATTCACAAGAAAATCATTCAGGACTACGCAACCGCCTATCACATAAACCTTGAGGCGTGGCTGATGCAGAACCAAACCACCATGGATGCCCTGACAGACGAACAGGCGGGCAAGATGCTTTATGCACTCGCCCAGAAGTACGGGGAACTCCCGAACGATAAGAAAAAGGCAAGCAAATGACAGGCACGGGAGAACAAATCATAGCCTTTCTTTGGGGTCAGGACAGGGCGAAAAAGTGGGATATATCGGAGCATAAGGAACACCGCAAGCGGTCTCTGGACTCCAATGCCTACTTTCACGTTCTGGCAGATAAACTCCGTCAGAAACTAGGCATAAGCATGGCAAGGTGTAAGAACCATCTGATAGCCGATTACGGGCAAATCCTCTATTTAGGAGATGAACCCATGATATACAAGACCAACGCCCCAGAAGATTACATGATTGAACTTGAAACGCTACATACCAAATGCGTAAAGGTCACCACGGAGAACGGGCGAGAGGTCTTTTTCTACCGGGTATACAGAGGAAGTCATGAGTACAACACAGAGGAAATGTCACGGTTAATCAATGGAACAGTAGAAGAATGTAAGGCACAGGGTATCGAAACGGCAACACCTGACGAAATCGCCCGGATGCAAGCGTTATGGGAGTCACGATATGGCAAAGCACACACTACAAGAGCTTAAACAATGGCAAGCACTTCCTTTATCCGTAAAGGTGCTTATGACCCGTGAACGTATCAGGGCATGGGTAAAACAGTACGGAGAGGACGGCGTATACATATCATTTTCGGGCGGTAAGGATAGCACGGTACTTTTAGACATCGTGCGGAACAAATGCGGATATACGAACATTCCCGCCGTTTTCGTGGATGTACCCACACAATACCCGGAACTCAGAACCTTTGCCAAGACTTTTGATAACGTGGTCATCCTGAGACCCAAGATGTCATTCATGGAAGTGTGCGAGAAGTACGGTTTTCCGCTTATCTCCAAAGAGGTTTCAGAGTGCGTACATGATGCGAGAGCATACTTGACAAGGGTTAGGCAGTTGAGCGAGACCGCTGACAGACAGACAGACAGATAGCGGGATATTGGGCGATTGCAGACATTCTGGGAGTCGAACGGAGAGACAAAAGCAAGCCTCTGACAGAGTACGAGGGTCTGAAAAAGGGGATTATCCCTGACCGCTATAACTCAGATGCTCCTGCAAAAGCCTTGATGTTGTTTGGAACGTACCCGCATAAAGAAAACGGGGAACTCACAAACGAATATTCCAAGATGTATGACCGATCCCGTTATCAGTTTTATCTCAACGCACCATTTGAAATATCGAATATGTGTTGCAAGGCCATGAAGAAAGCACCCGTTCATAAGTACGCAAAGGAAACCGGGAGAGTTCCAATGACAGGTCAAATGGCAGACGAAAGCCGCCTCAGGACTTCTCAATGGGTAAAGAAAGGATGCAATTCCTTTGACTCAAAGAACCCCATGAGCAACCCCATGGCGTTCTGGACGGAAAACGATGTCTTGCAGTACATCGTAGAGAACCATTTACAAATATGCTCTGTTTACGGCGATGTGGTAGAGGACTACGGGGACGAGATAGACGGTCAGATGGATTTATCAGACTTGGGATGGGCTACACCTGAGAAGAAGTACAAGACCACAGGATGCAAACGGACAGGGTGTATGCTTTGCGGTTTCGGATGCCACCTAGAGAAAAGCCCGAACCGCTTTGAAATGCTCAAAGAAACGCACCCCGGAATGTACGGGATGTTAGATAGGGTAACAAATAACGGTGTTACGTTCCGAGAGGCTATTGAATGGACGAACGAACACGGAAACATGGAAATCAAATTATAGGAGGGTCACATGAAATACATCGTAAAAATCAGATATATGGAGTTTGTTTTCAACGTTGGTGCGGAGGCTCTGAATTTTGCAGAGCGGGCAAGGGCATCGCTTGTGGAGGAAGAAAAATACGATAACCACGTTGTTATTGAGGTTGTGAAAGAAGAATGAATTATGCGGAGTTTTTGAAAACAAAGGAATTGCAGACCATTGATGCGGGTTTTGATGTTCCTGAGGAGTGGCTTTCCGATAAGTTATTCCCCTATCAGCGTGACATTGTGCGGTGGGCTTTGAAAAAGGGCAAAGCCGCCATACTGACCGGGTGCGGTACGGGCAAGACTTTCATGCTCTTAGAGTGGGCTTATTGCGTACACAGACAGACCGGGGGCAAGGTTTTGATCGTTTCCCCGCTTTCCATTGTCTCCCAGACGGCGAGAGAGGCGGAGAAGTTCGACATCTGCCATGTCAACGTATGCAGAACTCAGGCAGATGTAAAGGATGGGCTGAACATAACCAATTATGAGATGGTGGAGCATTTCACCGCATCGGATTTTATGGCGGTGGTCTTGGATGAGTCCTCTATCTTGAAATCCTTTACAAGTAATACCACGGCAGACTTTACGGATAAGTTTTACCGCACCCCTTACAAGCTCTTATGTACTGCCACAATCGCACCAAATGACTACACGGAGATAGGTACATCGTGCGAGTTCTTAGGCATCATGAGCAGAACGGAGATGCTTGCCACGTATTTTGTGCATGACGGTGGCAAGACATCGGATTGGAGACTTAAAAAGGCGGGCGTGAGCAAGTTCTGGGAGTGGTTCGCAACGTGGGCGATTTACTTTAACTCCCCCAAGGACTTGGGCTATGAGGATGAGGGTTATGAACTGCCACCGCTGAACATCGAAACGATCCTGACCAAATCAGAAGTAGAGGACTATCAAATGTTCGTAAAGGTTGCGGAGACCTTACAGGAACGGCGAGAGGCACGAAAAGAGAGCATGGAAGATAGGACGGATAAAGCCTACGAGCTGACACAATCTGACCCGTCACAATGGCTCTTGTGGGTGGACTACAACGATGAGAGCGAAATACTCCGCAGAAAGATACCTGATTGCGTGGAAATCAAAGGGAGCGATGACCCGGAAACAAAAGCACAGGCAAGCATTGACTTTGCGGATGGTGGCATCCGATGCCTTGTGAGCAAGCCCTCTATCTTTGGGTTCGGGTCAAACTTCCAGAGTTGCCATAACGAAATCTTTTGCGGGCTTTCCGACTCTTACGAGCGGTTTTATCAGGCGGTGCGGAGATGTTGGCGGTTCGGGCAGAAAGAACCTGTAAACGTATACATCATCCTGTCAGAGAAAGAGGTAAGCATCTTGGAGAACGTGAGACGGAAACAAGCCCTCATGGATGAGATGCAACGGAACATGACCGCCCTGATGAAAGAAGTCACCCTGTCAGAGATAAAGCACACCACCCGTATCACAACAACTTATAAGCCCACGGAGCAATTCACGCTCCCGGCGTTTATGAAAGGATAACTGAATGAATGTAATTGACCAATACCAGACAGACCGCTATGCGATTTATAACGGCGATACTTGCGAGGTTATCACGGCGATCCCGTCAGACAGTATCGGGCTTTCCGTGTACTCCCCGCCCTTTTCGAGCCTGTATACCTACTCAAATAGCGATAGAGACCTCGGAAACAGTAAAAACGATGAGGAGTTCTTTACTCACTTTGAGTTTATCGTGAAAGAGCTTTACAGGATTTTGATGCCGGGGCGCATCATGGCGGTGCATTGTATGAACCTACCCACATCAAAGGAACGTGACGGGTATATCGGCATAAAGGATTTTAGGGGCGATTTAATACGGCTTTTTCAATCCGTGGGGTTTATCTATCACTCTGAAACTTGCATCTGGAAAAACCCCGTCACGGCGATGCAGAGAACTAAAGCCCTTGGGCTACTGCATAAGCAGATAAAGAAAGACGCTTGCATGAACCGAATGGGCATCCCTGACTATGTTGTGTTTATGAGAAAGCCCGGAGAAAACCCCGTGCGGGTCAGCAACACAAACGAGACTTTTCCCGTTGACCTATGGCAAGACTACGCAAGCCCGATATGGGATGAGTACAATTCTCCTGTATGGTGGGATATAAACCAGAGCAACACCCTCAACCGTATGTTTTCCGATGAGGAAAGCGAAAGGCATATATGCCCCTTGCAGTTAGATGTGATAGAGCGGTGTGTGAAGATGTACTCAAAAGAGGGCGATACGGTTTTTACACCCTTTATGGGTATCGGTTCGGAAGTCTATCAAGCGGTCAAAATGGGGCGCAAAGGCATCGGGATCGAGTTGAAAAGGGAATACTTCTTACAGGCTAAGAAGAATATGCAGACCCTAGACGATGAGAGCAAGCAGATAAGCCTGTTTGACTACATCGGGAACTTGACAACATGATGCACCGCAGAACTAAAGCGTGCGCCATTACTCCCAGAGTACGGGAAGAAGTGGAACGGCGAGACGATCATATCTGCCTCTTTTGTGGAAAGCCCGGACGGGGAGAGGCACACGTTATATCGAGAGCGCACGGGGGTCTTGGAATACCCGAAAACATCATCACGGTCTGCCGTGAGTGCCATGGGCGCATGGATAACACCACGGCAAGACCAATGTACTTGAACATAGCAAAAGAATACCTAAAACGGCAATATCCCGATTGGAGCGAGGAAAAAGTGACATACAGAAAGGGGTGATGCCATTGGTTTAAGAGGCACGGTCTCTTATGAGGGAAATTAGTATATCACGGAAAGCCATTTCCCCCGCTACCTCAGGCGGGGGATGCCTCTGGAAAGGACGGAGCATGAGTTATATTTCAGATTATTTACACGGCGGGAGCGAGGAAGAATACAGAGCAGAGGCCGCAAGACAGAACAGGATAGACAGAGCAGAGCGTGAGAAAATCCCTTTTTCCGTTGGGAGAAACTACGAACTGTTCGAAAAAAGGGCAGACGGAGAGTGGTATTATTCCGCAACCTATGACCTTGACGATGAAAAGAGCCTTAACGAGCTGATTAGCGATGTTTGGGAGCATGGGAAAAAGGGCATGGAGGTCTTTATCGATCCTGAGGAGGAGTGATGAACAGTAAAAATAAGGGAAATGTCGGAGAAAGAGAAATCGCCCACATCCTTGAGGCTCACGGCTACACCGCTCATCGTGGCATCCAATACAACCCGGATCGTTTCGAGGCAGATGTCGAGGGCTTGCCGGGTATCCACATCGAAGTCAAGAGAGTGGAACAGTTGAACATTTACAAGGCCATGGAACAGAGCATCCGGGATGCAAAAGATGGAGAGATGCCCGTGGTTATCCATCGGAGAAACCGGGACTATTGGAAAGTCACCATGAGGCTTGATGAGTGGCTAGAGATTTACAGAAAGGCGGCAGAGTATGACAAGGGCAGAGATAAACGAGATTAAGGCGAGGATGCTTGCGGATGTCTTGCATGGGTGGTTTGAGACCAATGACGAGGATGCTTTTTCTGACACCATTCAAAACGTTAAGTACACCACGGAGATGTTGGACGAGATTATGGCAGACCAGACCGCAGAGGCGAAGAAACAGGGGTATTAAACATGGATCGTAATTCATTCATATTTCATTCTATGTGGTGGGATTTACTCAAAGAACTCCCAGACGCAGACCGGGGCAGACTCATAAAGGCTATCTGTTCCTATGTGTTTGAGGATGAGGAGATGGAACTGCCACCGATGGAAAAGGCAATCTTTGCCATGATAAAGAAAAAGCTCGATGCAGACTACGTGGAATGGCTTGCCACTAAAAAACGGATGTCAGAGGGTGGCAAAAAAGGTATGGAAAGCCGATGGAATAAGGACTCGGTAAGGTCTGATAAGGGGGTTATAAGTGGTAATAAGGTAGTTAAAGCCCCTATAACCCCAATAACTGTTACTGTAACTGATACTGTTACTGATACTGTTACTGTAACTGATACTGAAAAACCAAAAGAGAAAGAGCATAAATCCGCCTATGGCGAATTTAAGCACGTTCGCCTGACAGACCCGGAATATCAGAAACTTTGTCAGGACTTTGGAGACACAGAAACGCACAAGGCCATAAAGTACCTTGACGAATACATCGAGGACAAGGGCTATAAGAGCAAAAGTCATAACATGGCACTCAGGCGGTGGGTCTTTGATGCAGTTAAGGAACGGGAACGTAAGAAACCTCAGGAGAAACCCAAGGGAGTTGACGCATGGGCTGAGGCACTTAGGCGAGTTGAGGAAAGGAGCGCACAATGAACGTTGCAGAGGTAGCAAGGCTATTGGCAATCATATCGTCAGTATATCAGAACTTTCGCCCGGACTCCATGGAGGGAGCAATCGAGGCGTGGCACATGGTTCTGTCAGACCAAGACGCAGATGGCATCAATAAAGCCCTGAAAACCTACATCCAATCGGCGCATGAGTTTGCCCCCAACCCGGGGCAACTCATCCAGATGGCAAAGCCACCCGAAAAGAGCTTGTCCGAGATGGAGGCATGGAGCATGGTTCGCAAGGCAATTACGAACGGTATATATGGTGCTGAACAAGAGTATAGCAAACTTCCTCCAACCGTGCAAAAGGCCGTAGGCGATCCCGGACAGTTGCGGGCATGGG